TTAGTTAATGTACCAGCATTTTTGTAAACCTATGCTTGAAAAAGCTTCAGGTAAATTCGCCCTTGGAATCTTAAAATATTCGTTTACACTGTCGAATACAAAATAATCTAAGACGCCTTTGTCGGCGAACACAGTATTAAGATTTGTTTGTTCTTCCGGAAGACATATTTTTATCTCTCCATTTTTATAATAATTGATTGTGATTGTAGACGTATCCGTAAGCGTGATTGTATCTTGATAAGTGAGAAGTCCATATGTCCTAGAAAATAAACCGGTTGTATCTACTGCCACGATATCAGTGCCGGCACAGCCTATTGATTTAACCGTATTGCCTAAATCAGATACTTGCCAGGTTATACCTTTATCAGTTGATGATAATATTGTCGTTCCGTCAAAGCCATATATTCCAGAATCTTTAGAACATATTAATTCCATTTCTTTCGACGTTTTTTCCGTAAACGTCGTTTCGTCGTAGATGTAATTTTTATTATTGCCGGCTGATGTACAATTAACAAATAGTTCATCAGCGGATATTGGAATCATATGCTTTGGACGGTCTATCCCAGAAACAGACGAATATTCTCCTGTTATCGTCGTTGCAACAAACAAATTCATATTGTCTGTAGCCCAAAATTTATTTTTCCAAAAAGCGCGGGATTGTTTGGCAGTTACGACTAATGCCTCTAATGTTAAATCGGCTATAGGTATCGCCGTATTGTTAATGAAAGAGATATAATCGCCAACCAAAAACAACGCTTCACGGTTGTTAATCCAAATATCTCCCGTTAAAGTAAACAGCGCTACCTTTGTCGCGGTCTTAGTAATTGTATCTATTACCACTATTCCCGCAGCTCCGAAATCATCATCATCGTACATAAAAACAATTTTTGTACCACTGACAATCATTTTAGGACCTACTCTATTAAAAGTTTCAATTGTTAACCATTCCTCTGTCTCAGATTCCGGCGTAGCTTTTCCCCAATACTTCACTTTATTGTCGGAAGTAATGATATACTCGACTCCATCGACAACTGCATAGTCAAGAACATTTTCTATGCTTTTTGTTTTTGTAAAAATATTCCCTTTGGATGATGCCTCTTTCAACTTCACAACTTCAGCATATCCAAGAGGATAAGCTGATTTAGTTAACTGTTCGTTGTCGCCATAGCGTAATGCTTTAGCATTAGGAGTAGCGACGATTTTGTCAAACAAAACTAACGAACCGCCAGATTTTCCGCCCTGTAACAATGCCTGTAAAATTCCGCTCATTTATTGAACCTCCACTATTAAATCGGATGAAGTAACGCCGGTAAGATCACATTTAACGTAAATATTTTCGAATCTTAAAAAAGTAAAAGAATTAATTTCTAATTCAACTTGAACGCCATCTTCCTTTAAGGGATAAAAAGTTATGCCGTCTTGCGAAGCTGTCAATTTCACAGTTCCTGCAGATACGGTTCCTCTTGCCAAAATATTAATTCCCTGAATCGGTCCGGAACTTTTAGCGGCCACGTCTTTAAGATTTACGGCCATGTTTAAATTTTCTGATTGGTCTACAATTTTCATCTTTTCCCCCTCAAATTAATTGCTACTTTTTCAATTTTGTCTGCTATGTCTTTGACTTCCTGACTAACATTTGTTACGGCTATTATCTCTCTTAAAGCTCTTGTATATCCTGTTTGACTTTCTAAAGTTTTAACTTCTATTTTTAATTTTTCTTCTTCGGATTGTTTCGGAGCATAACCTTTTAAATACCATTGCCCATTGTATGCCTGCTCTACTTCTTGCTCGGTCATACCTATTTTTTTGTAATATTCAACATTAGTCCCTATCCCGACTTCACACTCTTTTGTTTCTTGATTTATTACTTTTGAATATTTTTTCATTAATTTGCTCCTTTGCAAGGATAAAATGTAAATTGAGTCATAGCTGCGCCAGAAGAATTGCCCATTGAACAGTGAACACCTTTTGGTATATAAAAAAATAAAGATGCATAAGTAGGACCGCTTCCTCCATCTATAATAGTGAAAAAATCTTCACCGACATACGCTCTTACAAAACCAGGATTAGAATATCCTTGGCAATATATCCATCCATTGCTTTCTGCTGTAAATCCTGAATAAGATTTTGATACTCCAGAAGAATAATCAGGAGCAAATAAATCTGAATACCTATTAATATGATAGCCATTGTAATTATACGGTGCTGTTATGGTGGATATTATTATACCTGAAGCTACTACAACAGTCCCTAAATGTACAGAATTAAACAGCTGCCAAGCAGAACCATCATATTTCGCTGCTTGTAATAATTCCTTCGATGTGTCCAAATGGACGGCGCCATTGATAGGCGAAGCAGGAAATACTTTCGACCTTGTGATTGCATTCGGCAAAACAAGGATTGTTCCAGCAGAATTAACGAAAATCTCCCAAGTACCATCGGCATAAGTAGCCATCGAAATACTTGATATAGATGATAATGTGAATGTGCTACCGGTAGCTGTAGTTGCCGTTAAGGATATATAATTAGATCCGCCAACTTTAAAATTAAGTTTCCCGCTAATACTTCCATCGATTTCAAGGATATCTGAATTACCGGAAGAATCGACATTCCCTGAATTAACAGCAAACGGCGTATACATAGATTGTTGAATCGTAGGAGTAATTACTCCAGTCATTGCAATCCACGAACCTCCATTGTGCCAGTATAATACATTCTCGTCAGTAGCATAATAAAAAGGACATTTTGCATTTGCCGGTGATATTGGCCGTGATAATAATACGCCTGTTGGATATGGCGTATGCAGGTCTAAATTTTCAAGATTTTTATGTTTTTCATTTGACATATATAGCCTCCTAAATTCTATCTACAATAATCTTTTGTCCGTCTTCGGTATAAATATTTTCTTCATCTACAGTAACGACATCAATCTCTTCATCATAAACCGCTTCGTTATATTCGATAGCAGATATTTCAATATCGAGGTCTTCCGTTCTTCTCATATTCATCACTTTGTATTGGCCATAACTTTCAGTGCTTTCATACAAAGCAAAAATATTCCCAGCTTCCGGAGTAAAATCATGATCGACAAGTATATTTCTTGTGGTCTCCGGATTAATATTTTTTATTGATTTTTTGACAATAGTATCATCTGACAGTCTTATAACGATAGTATATTGTTTGTTAAGCTCAATCGACATATCACAATCAATGACACAAACACCGGAAGAATAAGAAACTATTCTGCCACTTTTAATAAATGAATTATTATCATGAACAACAGCGATAATATCTCCAGGCTGACACATTACGGCATCAACCGCAGCGGAAAAAGAAACTGTTTTGTCAATTAATTGGCTAACTTTAAGAATATATTTACCATACAGGATTGCATAATCTTCGTCATTGGCAAAAACTCTTACTGATGTTTTTTTAATTCTGTTAAGCTCAATGTCTTCGATATCTTCAACGACGACAATATCTTGCTTGTAATTGTTTGTTCTATCGTAATACGTTACTTCAATCGTATTATATTTTTCTTTATGCGATTTAATCGTTTCTTTAAACGATCCTTCAATTATGTTTCCCATTGTAAACATTTGAGTTACTATTTCAGGCTTATCAATGACCGCTTTAATTTTACCTTCACTGAAAAAAACAAAGCCTTTGAAAGATAAGGCTATATTCGATATTATGTCAATGACTTGCGTAATTGAGTCAATGACAATATCAAGTCTCAAACGTTTCTTTGCTTTAGTAATATTTTCAACATCGTAAGTACCAGGTGCAAGGGTATCACAATATTTCGCTAAACTTTTAAAATTCTCTATATCAATATCGTCTGCCGAAATAAAGTTACCGGCACCGTATCTTTTATTGGTAAGGAAATCATATAAACACCAGATAGGATTTGCAGAATACTGCTTAAGCAAAGTGCTATCATAAATCAACTCAGAACCGTCAGAAATGAGTTTATATACATTATTTCCACTATCGTAATAATAATCATCATATCCAACTAAATTGCCTTGTGAATCTTTAATTTGAGGAGCCAAGACTTTAAGCCCTTTAATATAGGATGTTATTGTCGGGATATTGCTGCTTATCTGCTCAGATGCCGGTATTGTTACACCAAGCAAAGCCGTATTAGGATAGGTGGCAGTTCTCTCAATGAATTCGTTTATATTGACAATATCGCACTCACCATAATAATATTGATTGTCCGGATCATCAGTTAATTTTGAAACACGAATATCATAGCGACCTGCAGCTAAGCCGCTGACAGTAATTACTTTTCTATACACATCTTTTGTTTTGTAATTAACAACAATAGTTCCGTTGTCAATCCAAGTCTCTGAAGTTGATAATTTATATTCGACTTTAAGATTTACTGACCATTGATTAAAATCACCGCTATCATTCGTTGACCATATCCCGTAAGGGAAAGTCAGATTAATTTCAAAGCCGTTAATATTATTATTAATTGTAGTGTAGTTGTATTTAATATTTTTTAATAGCTTAGAATTAATCTGAAAAAAATTATTGAGATTTTCAAAGCCGTTAATAAGGCTTTGAGCATTCAATCCGTTCCTTGCCAAGAAAGTAGCTTTTTCATAGTTGGTTATTGGATTATCGTCAATCTGTATATCGGATATTTGTTCGACTTCTCCCTCTCCGAGACCAAGCAATACATTTAATTTCTGCGAGAACTCTTCAGGTATACTTTGCAAAATACCGAAATTAACAAATTGTAAAACTGCTTGTGAATTTATAACAATTTGAATGTCATAAAAATCATAAGCCAATTCATCTGATTGAAGAGTATATGGTCTGTTAAAAATAAGATTATATGCAATAGAATTATTAAAAGAGCTCTCGGAAGTCTTTTTGTAATAGACTGTAACCCATTGAGTTACACCTGATAAAAAACCTAAAGCAAAAGCGTTAATTTTGAGTAAACTTTTTAAATCTCTTTTATAGTATCTTGCGCCGCCAGATGTATAACTTTCTACCCAGCCACTATCAGTATAATCTGTTCCGGAAGCGGCAGTAAAAAATACCATTTCGCTACTGCCTGATTGTTTTAAACTAAGATTAATAATGTTTCCGCCGACTCTGTTCTCTCCATATATGACACCGATAGGAATACCTACGTCTTGCGTATTCTCTATTCCGTCCCAACCATAAGTCGGGGAGCTGTCGTCTACAGAACTGCTGCTTGTAGATTTACCATAGTTAGGCTTTGGAGATATTTTTGCGGCGATCCAATTTATTCCGATCATACCTGCAGACCAGAAAGCCCAGGCGCCGACAACTCCAAAACCACCGAGAGCAACTAAACCGGCTACAGCAATGCCGGTATAAATATCCGAATTATTAATATCCGGAATAACAACTATAGAGGAATTATCCTGAATAGTTTTATTAAGTTCAAATTCACGAACTCCGTTGACAATAATTTTATGGTCAAGGATTCTTATTTTTTTAGATTTAAGAATATCTGCAATACTCAGACCTTCTGAATATTCAACAGTAAACTCTTGTCTGTTATTTTTGTCGAGAATATTTTTTATTAATTTAATTTTTATCATTTTAATCTGAAAAATCCGTAAATTTTATTTTTAAATTTATTTAAATGACTGAATGTTACTCCGTGCTTTCTTGTAGCCTGTACAAATATATCTTCGCCTAAAAACAATCCGCAATGATTTACTACGTCATCGCAATTTCTAAAAAAAACGATGTCGAACTTCTGCGGATCATCAACTTTAATCCATTGTTGATGATAATTCTCGATAAAAAGATTTTGATCTTTATACCACTCTTCGTCAAAATCTAACTTATCTAGATCAATAAGTTCTTTTTTTAAAAACTCTTTATAAATTAATACTATTAATCCCCAGCAATCGACACCGCTATAATCACGGCCATGCAGTTTATAAGGTATCTTGATTAAAGCTTTGTTCATCAGATTTGTACTGTTCATATCTGATACACCTTCTTAGGCGGAATCCCTGGAAATCCACCAAAATTATCAGTATTTGCTAGTTCAATGCAACGTGCTAATTTTTTATTGCATTCTGTATCTGCGCCTGAATACTTGCATTCAGCGCCCTGAAACTGCCATCTGCAATATGTCCTTGTATAAATACGCCCTGGGAGTTGCACACCCATGACGTCAAATTTTGTTGACAACGTAAAAATGACAGTTTGTTCAGACGTTTCAAAACTATCTATGTAAAATACATCTTCAATCTTTGCGTCCGTATCATCAATTTTATCTTTAAAAATTATGATTATTTTGACCTTGCATTTGCGTAGCTCGTTTTGGTCAATTATAGATTGTATTTCCCGTGAAACATTTGAAACTGATACTTGTATAGTCTCAATTTCATTGTTTCCATTTTCTGCTATATTTTCATAATTTATAGGATAAGGCTGGTATGAATTCCCGTCAAAAGTAATTGGATTATCATTTGATACAAAACGTAAAATATTCGTATCAGATATATATAATTCAAAGAGCGTATAATAGCTCAAATTAGTTTTATTTTTTTCTGTGATCAAATTAGTAACTTGCCTCATGCAGAAACCTCTTTTAAAATAACAGAATAGTTGTATAGGTCATATTTCAACTGTTCTACCGACAAACTTCCATCCTTAAACCTAACGAAATATTGAGTATTATCCTCAGGATTGGTCCAATTAAAAGCTTTTAAATTTCCTTTTTGACTGTCGAAAAAAGCAACGAAAAGATTCTTCTCAGAGGCTGTACGAAGTTTATAAGACAATGACCACTCCCTATTCGGATTATCTCTTTTTTGTCTTCTTTGTTCGGCGCCGTTTTCAAAAGTACTTATTATTGTTGTGTATTCTTTCGTTAGTTGTATTGCTTGATCAGGAACAAATGATAAAGTATCAGGCATTTTGCACCGCCTTTCTTATTGATCCGTTTTTAGCTATTGCATCTTGAATAATAGAAACAATCGCTTTTTTATTCCTTAATATATCGCTGGCATCCCAAGTCTGTAAGCTGATATAAACAGGCTGACCGCCACCAGATGCTGCAACATTCCCAGAGTTGATAGCATTAAGAGAATCTTTTCCACCGATTGCAGTCATTCCTAACCTAGATACTACTCCTTCGCCTTTTTGAAGTCTGACATCGACCTCGTCAAAAGCGCGCCCGGAGTGTGCATAAGGAATATATCCGCCTTGATGTTTAGTCCCTAAAAGAAATTTTCCGATAGAAGAAGATTCCCCAAATATGCCCGTTAATGCAGATACGGTTAAATATTGCGCTATAATATCTGATATCATTCTTAATACTGAATCTGTGAAATTAGAAAAAGCATCTTGAAGACTTTCTAAATCGCCCTTAAATATTGCAAAAAAAGAATCGCTGAAATATGTAGACATCGCTGTCGATGTTTTTTGAGCAATTTGTTTGCCGAATTCAGCAAAATTCTTCAGGTCGTTTATTGACTTCTTTATACCAACAGAAAAACCTGTAATAAAACCCTCATTGCCAACTAATTTATATGAACTAATTCTGTCTATTTCTTCTTTTATTTTCCGAAAATTTACTATCATATTATCAGAAGGATCTATTGAGTTCATCTGTCCAGACATAGCAACAATCTCTTCTATATATTTTTTCAATTCTTTTACTTTATCAACAGGAGTTTTAAACATTTCTGCTAAAACTCCGTTATTTTTAGAAAGTACTTCTCCAGCTCTTTTGAGACTATTGTTCATCGCATCTTCGGAAGATTGTGCCAGAAGGTCAAGTTGTTCTCGGACATAAGTTATACCTTTTGCAAGTTCTTCAAAACCTTTATTCCCAGGGATTTTACCAATCAGGCTAAAAACTTTTTCAGAAGGTATTAATAAAAAATTTATAGTTTTAAATAGATTCATGAAATCTCGCTGAGCGCCAGCAATGAATTTTAAGAATATTGATTCTGTTTTTGATAATGCCGGTATAACTTTTGTCTCGAAACTATCATTCCAGTCAGTAGCGAATTTATAAGTCACATATGACAAAAGCGTTATTAATGCAATTATACCTGCTATATAAGGATTTAATAATGCAAATTTTGTAAAAACAACAATTAATTTGCCGACATTAATTATTAAACTAATAATTCTAGCTCCAAATGATCCTAATACCCCTATGACAACACCAACAACTGCAGTAATAGCCATAATTCGTACGATTTTTTCTTTAAGTGTTGAATCCAACTTTTGTATATACCTAGTAACATTAACAACTACATTTATAAATCGATTATATGTTGGTAATAATGCATTAGTTAGTTCAAGTTGCAAAGCAGTATATGTATTTGTTAATCTATCATTGGCTTGTGCGGCTTGCAAAGAATATTTGCCGGCATTTGCTAAAGCCAATCCAAATACGCCTGATATTGCTGTACCAATAAATGCTATATCTCCAGCAACACGTCTTGCTTGTTTTGCCGCTTTGTCTAAAGATTGTAAAGAGTCTTTTGTTTTGTCGAGAGTCCTTGATATTCTTGCGAGGTCTCCGGTAATTTTGCTTTGCAGAGTTAATAATATGTTAATGTTTTTGTCTGACATCTTTCTCCCTCTCTTCAATATCCTTGATAATTCTCTCTATAATCTCACAAGCTTCAATCAATTTATTTGGCTGCTGCATCCATGTCCCTGTATTCGGGAAAAACCCTCTTTTAAAAAAAGAATACGCTTGTAAAAGCTTTACTTCTTGTAATCCGACAAATGTTCGTGGGCACCTATTTATTTCAAATCCTGCAAACTGTCCGTTAATTTCTTCACTACATCCTCTAGCTTTCTTGAGTTGCGTTGTACATTCCAGGCAATTTATCCCCTCATGAGCGCAATAAATTGCCAATGCTAGTTTTTTTCTTCGTCCGGACTGATTTTGCTTGCGGACATAATCTCCTCAAACAATTCAGTTACTATATTAAAAGGGATAGCATTGATAACATCTTCCGTTATCTCTGTTATATCTTTTGGAGTTTCTCCTTCTTTTAAACAAATATTTTTAATTTCGACGACGCCTCTTATTACCGTCGGAAAAAAAGACTGCGCAGTTTTTTTTGTTTCAATTTTGTCATCACTGCCAGTTGAGATTGCAAGCATATCATATGTCGTCAATCCTCTGATAATAAACTTTGTTGGATTCTCCGAGTTTTTTTCACTTTGTGGAATAAACTCTTTTTTTTCGTCTATGCTGATTCCTGTTATCATAAATCTCTCCTTTTTTATCTGAAAATGAATTTTAATTCGCTGTCTTCACCAGTTGCAATGAAAGGTATTTCTTGATATGCAAAGCCGCTGTCATCTGCGTCGTTTACTTTTTCAAACTGAATCATATGCATACTTACTTCAATAATATTGCCTGCAACCGAACCGACTTTTAAGCTTAAATTTGCTTTTGAATTGTTTTTCCAAGCAGCAAAGAAGTTCTTGACTGAAACGTTGATCATGTCCGGAGCAAATGTACCGGAGACATTTCTTGCTGTAATTAAAGTTTTAAGAACACCTTGAGCAGAATTAACATCAGGAATTGAATACAAATCGTTATTTACATTAACCGTAACTCCTCTTGACACATAAGCGACATCATCGTACGTACATTCTGCGTTCTCAACAATTTTCGGAATTGTCTGTTCAAATGATTCTGATGTCACTGTAGGATTTGTTGCATCAGTTGGTTCTACATATCTTCCCTCGAAGTTGAATTGTGCAGTAGCAACTTTGCCGGCTTCCATTTTGAAAGTAATTGAACCTTTTGCCCCTATTAGTTTTTTAAGAACACCCGATGAATTTCCATCACCGAGATAATACTCATATATCGTGACGGTCTTCATTAAGCCTTGCGAAGATACCGGAAGATATACTAATCCTGTAACCGCTTCGTTTTCGTCAGTTTCTAATCTCTCCTCAAAGCCACAAGCAAGGAGTAATTTACCGAGTTGAGAACGAGTTCCGACAGTCCCAGATCCTTTCATATCTACCTCAAAGGAACATTTACCCTTAATATCAGTAACAACACCGCCCTCGTCTGAGATTGACGGTCTGTGTGTGTCTTTTTTCTGTAGTGATGATTCTTGCTCCATCTTTGAGTTCCGACAGTCTATTATATCTGCAACTGTAGGTACCGCATCTGTGCCCTCTGCCGTTTCAACTTTGGCGAGTATGACTTTTCTTTTCGTTAAAAACATTTTCCCCTCCGTTATTTATCTAGTTCCTGCATAAGTTCTGTATTCAATTGATACCGACAACGAAAAGAATAGATTCCCGTTGTCGATACCATATTCTGTATTGCCATACAATATATTTATAACTTCACCGGATAACGTTGTATTGTTATCGATAAATTTTTTTACTCTGTTTAAAAAGTCAAGAAGTCCAATAGTATTAACATCTGCCGAAATATAACAATTATCAGCTTCTAAGACTTTAATGATTCCGTACAAAGAGATATTAAAAGTTATTCTTTTGTGCGGATAAGTATCCGGAGTTTCATTCTCGGATTCAGGAATAATGAATATCGATGGAAAATTGATAACATTATTTCTTGCGCCTATAAAAATATCTTTAACAAACGACAAAGAATTTTCTTCTTTGATTAATTCTTGTAATTTTGTAAGGACGTTAACATTATTTGCCATTTGTTGTTACCTCGTCAATTGCCAGCATAACTGATTGCGTAACGATTGCATTCTCTTGCTCTGCAGTTTGTCCCATCCAACGAAACGCCGGTATTGTTACTGATTTTTTGAGAAGAAATAACGGCCTTACTGATTTTTTTCCATATTTTTGAAAGATAATACCTTTACGAATAAAGGTATCTTTGAAATCTCTTGGCTTGCCTCTAGGAACTCCTGATTTCGTTTTGGCTTCTCCAATAGGTATCGCAAGATATTTAGCTTTCTTTGGGCGAATTATACCGCCAGTTTCAAGTATATCAGCATATTTGGCACGTTCTCCGGTACGTGCTCCTGAACCGACTAAAGCGCCGATGCCATCGTTATAACTAAATAATTTGGCTGCGATAGTATTTCTTAAATAGCCGGTGCGCACTTTGAGAATAGGTCCTGAAACGTTCTCTTTAAGTTTTGTTTCAACTGCAGCAGCCGCATTGCGCATGGAATTATAATATACCTGGTTTTGTTTTTTGACAGGCAAATTATTAATCATTTTTTTTATTTCTTCGATTTTTTGTTCATCAAAAGAAATCAATAAATCAGGCATTTATAAACTCCACAATTTATATAAGTCCAAAATAGAATAAGCTGATTTTCTGAATGATGCAGGAGTATAAGCATTAGATTCAGCTTCATCCATCGAATTAAAAGTTTTACCTTGCAATAAGTCGCTCGCCACAAGCTTAATAACGGCCTGTTTTATGTCTTCCGATACTGGAATATTTCCCGTTCCTTCCGTATCTGTATAACCGGCAGTGTAATATAATTTAACAAAACCGATTACGGCCTTATCCAATATAAAGCAACCGGAACGTTTAGCCTTGTCATCAAAGTTTTGAATTATATGATCCGTTTCAATATCCTCTAAATCTTTAATTGTCGGTTCTGCATTTACAGGAATATGTGAACAGCGAATTATATTTGCATTATCGCCTTGTATTATTTCCTCATAGTCGTGTTTTTCAAGAGGATAACCAAGATACGCTTCGGCTTTTTTCTGATTTTGAGTAATTAAAGAAACAATTGTCTCATCAGATGCTGTAGAATCCGAAGATATTCCGGATAAAAACTTCTTAACATCATCTTTAGTGATGACACTCATTTTGTTATAACCTCTTTTTTAATCGGTTTTGTCTCGTAGTTTTTTATGCCTTTAGCTTCTTTAAGCTTTTTTTCCGTCATCAATTTTTACCTCTTCCATATCTCTGTTACATTTATCACAAGCTACTCTGACGCCTTTTTTTACGTCTTTAGTTGATTTACAAGACGGACAGATAACTTTGACAAGTTCTATTTTTTCTGTTCCCTTTCCACCTCTATGAGTTATGCCACCTTTATCATTCATATTATCCTCTCTTACAGAGGGCAGAGCCGAAACCCTGCCCTCTTTTTTTATGCTAATACTATTCGGCTGCTGTTTTGATAACTGCAAAAGCATTCTCTCTTGCAACATTACCGGCATATCTTACATAAGAACGGAATCTTACTGTACCGTTGGCGAAACCTGTGAATGGGTCCAAATCAATTGATAATTGCCCCTGGCGTACGCCAAAGTAATATTCTTTGAGATTACCGTACAATAAGAATTTCTTCGCTGCAGTATCTGTCTTAGGCATATCCGGAGATTTAATAAAAGGAGAACCCCATATAGAAGCAGGAATCGAAGCATCTCCAGGTTTAGCAAATATGTAGTTTCCTTCCGCATCTTTCAAAGTTCTTATATAGTGCATTAACTTTTTGTTGAAAACATATTTTGCCAAGGCATCATCATTTGCAGTTAAATAATCCTGCAAGGCTGACAAATCGTCAGCTGTGAAATCTGATAATTTAACTTTGCCTGTGCCAAGAGTTAAAACATTGGTCGTTATGCTCGGAAGCAATCCAACAAATTTAGGAGTCTGAGCGCCGTCTCCGTTTAATATCAAATCATCTGCTTTTCTTGCAAAGGCATACATGATCTGTTCAAGTAACAAACTTGCCAAATCAAAATCGGAATCACCTATCAGTTCTAAAGATATTGGTGCAGTAAGCGCCATAATTTTTACCGCTTCTAATACCATCTGCCCGAATTTAGCCTGACTTGGAGTTCCAGCTCCTGCTTCATCAACGACATAAGCAGAAACGAGCTGAGTTTCTTTAGGATATAACTGTTTGTTAGATCCCATAGATACAACAGTAACTTCTTTCATCAAAACGGCCATTTCTCTTGCCAGTTTTAATAATTCTGGAGCATATTCAGGAGGAACAAGATACCCACCGAGATCCGCTGTACCCTCAACATTGGTTGATAAGTCTTTTATCTCTTTATTGTTAAAATCTTTGTTTACAAGAGCTTTTGCAACCTGTATTGCCCATTTGGAAAGGCCTCTCATCTTTGCTTCATCGGAAAGCGTAGGAAATAATTCTTTACGTCCGAGGATTTTCTCTCTTATTTCCATACCCTGATATTTTAGGTTATACCCCATAAACATTTCATCGCCGAGTGCAACTTTTGAGGCAATTCCAGGTATTTCCATCTTCTCGATTTTTGCGACCTTTTCAGTCAATTCCGTAATTGTTTTTTCCTGTCCGGCAATCTTCGAATCTGTTTCCTGTTTAAATTTAGCAACACCAGCTTTGACACCTTCAGCTATCTGTTCCGCAATTCCTTTTGCACCCGCAACTTCTTGGATGTCAGCATCTGTTGCAACACCTTTCATGTCCCATGCTTTTGTGGTTTCGTTATAGACAGCAAGATACTTAACGCCATCTATTTCAATTATTTTCTTTTTCATCTTAGACTCTCCTGTGTTATTTTTTCTATTGCCGAAACATCAACTTTAATCTCCGGCTTCTGCTCTTGAGTTTCTTCGCTCTGAAGGTGCTCTGTGGACTTATTGTCCGAGTCACCGAGCAATTCTGTCTCATAAATAGAAGACATTGATCCTTTGTTTTCTGTATCGGTTTTATTTATTTTTTCTTCTGGTTTTTCTTCCGCATTTAAAAGCTCCGTCTCTTCAAGAGTTTTTGATTCAAATGCTTTTTCCGCAGCTTCCAATAATTTAATTTCAGCATTTTTATAACCTCTTGCTTCCAGAACAGCGTCTTTGTTGGCCGGAACTGTTACTTGCGATATTTCCAGCAATTCAACTTCTTTAAACTTTCTGCCGGAAATAAATTCTCTTCCTTCTGCATCTTTCTCTCTGATATATTCGTAATCAAGCCCGATAAAACCAATTGAGAAAGCAGCAATGCCACTTTCTGCCAATTTGAAAGCCCAGTCAGCAGCAGCATTACCTTGACCAACAAAATACTGAAATACAGCTCTTAATCCTTTCTCAGAAGATTTTAGATTCAATGCTTTTCCGATTATATTCTGAATATCTCTGTAGTTGTGAGAGTTAATTAATACCGGATTCGATTTGTACCTTTTCATATTCTTATTAAATGCCGTAGCGAGAATAATATCCCCATCAGAATCTTTATTCTCGGTAGAAACAATTACCTCAACGGTATGTTTCTCTTTATCGATGTTTTTTATTTCGATTTTCGCAATTTTAATAATTTTTTTGTCTTTGTTTTCTTTTGACATTTTGTTATTCTCCTTACCGAGTTTGTCTCGGCGCTAAATTACACCTACAATTAATTACTTGTTTTGCGGATTCTTCTGATCTACCAAGACTCTGATCTCCCGGATATTTCAGACCATTAGAAAAATTATCAGTCATAGGAACAGTCTGGCCGCTTAATTCTCTATGCTCTTCACGAGTGAACTCGTCATTATATGCCAGCCAAGTCTTATACATAATCTGCAAATCTTTCCAGTAAAGAAATGTCCCGTTATTGAGCGCTCCGGTAGTTTCAGTTCTTGCTATAGTCATTGAACGACTTGCAGCAGCGTTGAACGTTCCACGAATAATATCTTGAATAGTCGGCAAAGGTTCGCCTTCTATAATTGCATCGGTTATCTGTTGCCTAAGTTGCCTAGCTATAGTGTCAGTAATGCCAGCAATATTAACCATTCTAAGGTCAATATTCCTTTGAATCTCTTGCTCTGCTAATTTACTTATAGATTTTCCACCGGGGACAAGTTCACGGCCAAAAGCTATACCATCCGTCAATATTTTTTCTATCATTGGACGGATGCTGATAATTAACTTTCTTTTATCGTCTTCAAAATTATAAGTATTTGGATTAAATTTTCCTTTTGCTGATAACTCAAGTATTTTTGCCCTTTCCCAAAAGAAAAAGCTTTTTACTTTAGGCGCTAGAACGATTTCGAAATGACCGTGTCTCTTTAAAAACATGCCGGCGATTTTACGATCGTATTTATCGCTCGCATCTGTTTTAAACATAATTTTTGAATCTGATGAATTATCTGCAGGAGCATTAAACGTATTGTATTGCTCATATTGTGATGCCGGAATAAGTCCCATAGACATCCACCAATCGTCGCCCCATGGTAAAGGATCAAAGCCAAGGTTTAATTTATCGTTAACTTTGTTGAAAGGGATTCCCATATTCATCAACTTTTGAGCGACGTCAACAGATTTCTCAAATTCTTCTTTATATACGGGGACATTTTCATATTTAAATCGCATTTCTATGTTTGGATAAATCTTTTCAATCAATTGAGTATTGAAAGCATTCGATATCCTTTTTAATTGTGGATGAAGAGTATAAAGCCAAAAGGCTTTCATTTGTCCTTGGAATGTCGCATATTGAATATTATCTGTCATAGAGAGAATAACTTTCGGAACTCTAAATATTCCGAGTATTGTTTCTTTATCGCTGACTCTCTGTTCTTGAAACTGCATATCGGAATGAGATACGCCGCCGGTATCTTCAAACTTTAGTCCTTGGTCAAATATAGCAAGCTTTCCAGCTTTACTTACGCCTTTATAATTTTTTATCCAGTCGGAATGTAGCTGGGTGCGAGCTTCATTTGTCAATTTCTGGTCTGTTGTCATTATATAGCCAGGCTTGCCGCCATTTTTAAAGAAGTTTGCATTGTAAGCAAGTCTCTGATAATCTATATCAAGGTCATTTTGAATAGGATCAGTTGCTGAAAACGGTCTACCGGTATCAGAATACGGATTGAATTTGCCTATATATATAATTTCATTGCTTGTAAACGTTCTCCCGTTGCACTGCCATATATAATTATTATCGGTAGTTTTAATACAACTGAACTTTTTAGGATTCATCGGCCATAATTCTGAAGGTAGCTGAGTTCCGGATAGTTGTCCGATTGTGTTCATTGTTTTAATGATTATTACTTCGTTATAAAGATTATAAAACACTGCAATCGCTTCTAAAAAGTCATCTGTCGCCATAACGGGATTAGGATTTTTGAAAAGCTTTCTTAAATCATCCGGCCATATTTCCTTATTCGTTGCAAAATCAAAAAAACCGATGTCGGCTTGATTGATATTATCTATAATCGCGCGAACAGCAGAATATACCGTGCTGTTTGTTTTCATTGGCTGAGTTATGCTGCCATTTGAATATAATTGATTAAACAAAAAAGGATCTGTAAGAATATTACCGATATCCTTTGTGAATAAAGCCTTAAAATTATTAATTACTTTTTTAATATCCATTAAAAATAACTCCCTGTCGGCATATTATTATTGTCCAAAATAAGAATATCAACGGCATCACAGATACAGTCAACTTGATCATCATGAGTGTGTGACATGTCTGCGCTAAATGATAGACATTCAGAAACAATACCGTCAGTTTCAGGATAGATATCAGGATGCGGAAATAAAATAAAACCCGTTTCAAAATAAATAAGAGTATCTTGTACTCTTGTATATTTATCTTTTTCTCTTTGAACTGCAATAACGGGAATTTCATTGCTTATGTTTTGTATTAATCCTGTGCCGGATGATTTGTCTTCAATATACATAACAACGTTAACCTTAAACATCGTGACGCATCTTTTGTGAAAGGCTTTTACTTTTCTATCTAATTCTGGAGCTTCCCATTTGCCTCTTTCTTGAAATAAAAAGTAGATTTTTCCAGACTTTCCTTTTCCCCATACTTGTATTACAGAAAAATCATTCCATTCATTCGTTTTTTGAGCAGTATCTGCAAATATGCAATACTGGATAATATCTTCTGGTATTTGTCTGTAATAATGAATCCAATCTTTTTTTATAACCGTTCCACCGAGAACAATAGGCTCGTTCTGATATTGAGAATGAAATAAAAATGGATTGATTATTTCTATTTTTTTAAGTTTTTCTGTGGATATTTTTTCTTCCCAGTAACTTTTGTCATTTTGCAATGCTTGAACTTTCACATGCTTTGTATTTTCAGAATCATTTTTTAATATATATCCGGATAAATCATCCTGATGCAGCCTTTGCATTATTACGATTATTGGCACATTTGAATTTCTCAAACGTGGCTCAAGTTTGTCAGTATATGCTCTGATACTTTCTTTTCTTGCTGTTTCTGATGTGATTTTTTTAACATCTAAAGGATCATCTATAATTAAAGCTCCAGGGAACTCTCCTTCTTTAACATTTGGATTGCCGGCATCTGCTCCTGTCATCGCTGAACCTATAGAACCTGCTGTCAATCCTGATCTTAAAGACGAACCCAAAAAAGAATATTCTGTTTTTGATTTTTCGTTAACTTTTAATTTTAGATTAAAAAGAGTCTGGTATAATTTTGATTCAATGATTATTTTTGTTTCACCGGATAGTTTTGTGATTAAATCATCTGAATGAGAAACATAGCAAAATTTTGAATTTTTAGATCTAGCAAAACACCATGTAATAAAAAATTCAATTAAAGTTGATTTTCCACTTCCAACTGGGCAATTTATAACAAGATTTTTTTTATCATTTTTACAAAATGCATATGTTTCAAGTTCTTTAATTATCGTGTAATGAAAAGGTTTAAAATCAAATTTAGCGCCTTGAAGATTAAAGAACATTAATGCTATGTAATATGACAAATCAGCCAAACAAAGCCTGCGCAAGGCAGTAAGTTTGTCATGGTCTTGAATTATTTCGTCTAATTTATAAAATTCTGTTCTCATTTTTTTAAACTTTCAAGAAAATTTTTGACTTCATTTGTTATCTCTATTATTTTTTGAGGTTCATTACTTTCGTATTCAAGCTTAAGAGCGCCTCCTGTAAAATTAAAATCTTGAACCGGCTTACCAATTATTCGATTTAGCATAAGTTCCAAAGTTTTATAATCTCCACGCTGGAGACCTTTAATAAGACAACTTAAAAGATAAGCATCTAAAATTGGTAAATCTTTTTGTTGCGCTTTTATATTTTCAAGTTTTTCTAACGGCAATCCTAAATATTTTTGCAATGTTTCGTAATATTGAAGATTCGTTATCCGCTTAAATATTTTTTGTTCCTCGGTCAACGCTGGTCTTCCGCCCATCCCCTGATGACCTGGCTCAAAATCTCTACCGCCAGTTTTTTTACCTTGTGCCATACGCTAACTCCTTACGAGCTTAGCTTTTTGTCCGGTAAACTTTTCATATCGTGTAACAATAACATCACAATACTTCTGATCTAATTCAATGAGCATACACTTTCTTTTCAGCTGCTCGCATGCTATCAAGGTACTTCCAGAGCCGCCAAAACCATCAAGGATAGATATCCGATGATGTCCGGCAAGAAGGGAATTGTCGGTATTAATAGCCGGTATTTCAACCAGATTAAAATTTTTAAGAGATTGTTCTAACTGCGATTTTTGTTCTTCGGATATTTTACGAGGATTATACGAGCAAGGAATAAGGTCACAGACCTTTCGTTTTTCGGTCTGCCATCCAAAAAAAATAAAACTAGAGTTCTGAGAACGATTCATCCTTTCTCTCTTGCTCTAGTTTTGTTTATTAAGTTTTTAAATTAAACTTCGTACTTCCCAAGCCTGCGCCTGAATTATAAGCCTTTTTTAAAAAAAAGTCAAGTTTTCTGGTTTTGTTATGAGGATAACTTTTACATGTGTTTCAACATCAGGGACATCAACTCCTATGAATTGGTTTTTAAAATCTGCTATTTCTAAATCTGCCACATCTTGAACGGTTATACTTCCATTCTGGATAGTTGTACAAGTTGAATTTTTAGAATTTAGCTCTTCTATTTTTGTTATACCTTTTTTAGTTGCTGCATAACAAAGCATCGGATGTATTTTTCCACTAGGCATTGATTGAAATTGTTTAAAAGTACAACCGATTTCTTTTATTGACTTTTTCATTTTTCCTCTTGTATATCGTATCCTTTTTATTTTAAAAATTCAACTTTAAACTTTACTATCGGCAAACGTAGTAAAGCCAGCCGACTTATCGCGCTTTTTGAAAGTCTTAGACAAAATCTCAAAAGACTTTTTAATTTCGTCTTCTGATTGTTCGCTAAAAATTTTAATATGTTCGGTCGTTAATGTCCAGTTGATAGACTGCCGTAGATTAGCAACCAGTTTGGCTTTAGCATCGCTGTATCCTTGCGACGTAAGGTAATCAACCAGAGGCTTAAACTCTTGCGGAACAGCAGAAGGCGTGGCATTATCATCGCAGTTTTGTCCGTTGTCGTTTGCAGTGGCAGTGTCGTTTTGCTTTTCGGAATTAAAAAGGGGTTCCGGGGTTTCCCCGTTTTCTTTTTCTTTTCTTTCTTTAACTTCTTTTAACTTCTCTTTATTAAGGGGTGAGTATTGGTTCTCTACTTGTTCCCCACTAGTTCCCCACTTTTTAGCCAATTTACTCGGTGTAGGCTTCTTTATTTTTTGATGTTTTAAAAAGTTAGTGATACGATAGATTCCATTTTTTTCAGAAATCAAAGAAATTTGTAATAATTCTGATAAATATTTTTCAATTTTTATGTTTTTTTCGTAAGGAAAACATTTTATTTTAATCCATTTTGTATTATTTTCTAATAAACCTTCATCATCTGCAAAGTTCCATAGAGCAATAAATAAAAGTTTTGCCTTATCGCTTAATTGTGCTATTTTTTCATCTTCCCAAAAATCCGGCTTAATCATTCTATATCTTCCGCCCATGTTGTTAACCTCTATTTTGTTTATTTATTTTCTAATACTTCGAAAACACAATCTTGTGAAAAATCATCTATTCTAGGATTTTCATTTCTGCTACAACAAAGTCTAAATGATGACTCCATATATTTAACAATACCTTCAAAGATAATAGGTTTTTCTATATTTTTAATAGGCAATGTTATTCGTAATCTATCGTTTTCAAAAATAAGACAATTATGTTTATCTTTTTTGCCTGTACACATACCGACTGTTTCTGGTACAACTTCAATGCAAACAATTCCTCGAGGCATATTCCAATCACTGAAAGAGTCTTGAATAATTATATGTTTATAATCTTTTTCTATTTTTTCTTCATCTTTCCCATCGGTTAGAGAAGCAGGCGTATAAGGCAAATGCTTATGATAAGCTCCATAAAACCAGTTCCCTTTCGCCGTTTTTCCTCTTACTAAAAATCTATCATTATTCATTTTTTACCCTCTATTTATAATTTGCTTCTATAATTGCTTTTGCCACTGGTGGACAAACAGAATTACCACACATTCTAACTTGATCAGTTTTTGTCAATTTTACCCCGTCATAAGTAAAATCAAATTTATATTTTTTAGGAAATCCTTGTGCTGCGAACAATTCATGCGGTTGTAACATCCTCATACCAATGTCGCTAATGGCATATTCTTCGCCGTCTATTTTGCATATTATAAGACCCAGTCTGTCTTTTGTTGTTATCGTAGGCATAGGGTCTTTTATGTTTGCTCCGTTTCTGTCTGATTTATAATATTTAAGGAGAAACGCTCTGACTTCTCCAAAATGAATACCGCCTGCAGATATTGTCTGCAGTGGTTCATCTGTTTTATGTCCGTAGTTTGTGCCTCTAAATTTTACTATGTGAGAGGTTACCAGGGAATTATGATCTACTGATGTAATCGTTCCTAGCGGTTTGTCTGCGGCTGATCCAACGGCTCCTGTAAAATGTTTTGCCATAAACGCACTAACAAGAGCATATCTCGGAGACGAATCTATTGTCATGATAGGCTCGTTAAGTTTTTGCCCTCTCGTTTCGTTTTTAGATTGTTCGCTATGATATTGTATTAATGTTGGAGCAATTAAAGCATGATGACCGCCTGTTGTTATCGTTTTAAGAGGTTCTTCAATATGCCCTCCGGAATGCCCGGTAGTATTGCATACAAGATAAGGCGTAACAAGCATTTGGTAACCTTCCGCACAAATCGTTTTAACTGGCTTTTCTATAGTGTCAAATTTACTGTAAGAAGTATGACTTTTTAAAATAGGCGATACAACCGCAAATCCGTGCTTAGCGGTAATTGTCGGCATAGGCTTATTTATGTCTTGTCCTCTGACAGATTCTCCGCCATGGTTAACTTGAATAATAAAAGGTTTAGGATTATTTACAACATATTTCATCACACCTTTAGCAATACGACGTAAGGTATTATCTTTAAGCGGTCTTTTACGGTCAAATATTGACGGACACGGTATTGACCAATCTATACAGTCTGCCGCCGTCTTCCAAGGTTTTAACCCTTTTTCTTTTGTGTTTTTTTTTGTTGGGTCTCCGTGAGTTGGTTCGGGCCATACAATAGGCTTACCGTCGCAACGACAAATTATGAATAATCTTTTACGGCTTGTAGGAGCGCCGTAATCGCACGCCTTAAGTTCTTTATATTCGATTTGATAACCTAATCCACCTAATGCTTTCAACCATTTGTGAAATGTTTCCCCTTTTCTATCAGGGTCAGGATAATCGCCTTTAAGCGGTCCCCAAGTCTTAAACTCTTCAACATTTTCAACTACTATCATTTTCGGACGAACTTCTTTCGCCCAACGAACTACAACCCATGCAAGACCTCTTATTTTTTTACTTACTGGTTTTTTGCCTTTAGCTTTCGAAAAATGCTTGCAGTCGGGACTTGCCCACATCAAAGACACAGGCTTACCATTTGTAGCTTCAACAGGATTAACCTTAAATATATCCTCGACAAAATGCTTTGTTTGCGGATGGTTGGCGGCGTGCATACCCAAAGCAACAGCGTCGTGATTAATTGCTATGTCAGGATAACGTCCTGTTGCAAGTTCAATACCGGTGCTTGCTCCGCCGCCACCGGCAAAAGAATCAACTATCAAATCGTTATAAGTATTAGGTAATATATATTGACTATTTAACATTCATTTCCTCGATAAAAAATATACGGCCGCAAAATATGCAGCAACTAAAATTATGATCAAGATGTAAATAAAAAATTCTTTCATTAAAACCTCAAAAATGCAGAGAAATAAAGCAATACTGTTAGCCAGAAACAAACAACAATGATATAAAACCATTTTTTCATATTCCCAGTTCTCCGTCTTCTTTCTTTCTGTAATAATCGTCTAGCATCGACTGAAATACAGCTATCTGATAATCAGCCTGCTGTTGTGTCATCTTGCCTTCAAGGATCTGTTTTGGGTAAACAGATTTGCGGAAAGCAAGCTCTCTCTTCAAAGCATCTCTTTTTTGTGTTGTCGTTATTTTAATTTTAGTTGGCATTTTTTTTAATCTCCGTTTTAAAGTTATGAGCAATAAGCACGCTATCGGCGTTCTCGAGATTTAATTTTTCCGAAAGGTAAGGATATAACCTCTTTGCTATATCAAGAGCTGCCTTTTTTAATTCCTTTCTCCCTTTTATTCCCTTCGGAAGAACGTTCTTTTGCCAATCCTTTGAATTAATTACCGTATAGCCTACTTCGCACTCCTCAAGAGCTATAAGCTCAGATTCGAAGCAGCGAAACGCATTGATAGAAATCTGCATAAACATGGTGCCGGCCATGAATGGCTTTTCCATGTAACAATGAATGTCATTTGCCCCAGATTTTATTTGTGTTAGAAGCTCACACATCCCCGGATAATCAATCCGGGTAATGTGCTTTACTTTTTTTGTATAGTCAAGCTCTTCTTTTGTCGGTAATATATGCAACGCCATTATGTTTAAATTTGTATCATAGACTGATAGGCTGCCGGTAGTTCCGTTATCGAGACCTAATATTTTCATTCGTTATCGTCCCCCTCTTCTTTTTCCGCATTTTCATCATTGTTTGAAATATTTTCATCTTTAACTTCAATAGCTTCACCGGCTGGCAAGCAAAGAGTTACTGGCTTAATTTCCCTTTTTTTTGAAGCTTTCCATTCTTCATAAAGTCTATGATCATCAAGGTCAAGTTCAACTTCTTTAATAACATCTCCAGTTTGTGGATGTAAAATGTATTTTAATCCTTTGTCGAAATCGTAACGGACTTTGCATGTCGCCATTTTGTTTTCAGATTTCTTTGTTAAATCACTGCAGAGTTTGGATATATCTTTATTTACTCCGGAGAGTCTTTGATTAAATTCTTGCATAGCTTCTTTTCTTTCCATCATAATTTCATTGATGATTCTATGTGAATCAACAAGCTGATCACTTTTTTCTGCAAGTTCTTCAGGTGAAAAGTGAATATCTACAGGATATTCAGTCGTACAAATCATTGGTTCTTCTTGTGCTCTTTTAGCTTTGTTCTGTTTTTTTAAATTTTTCTTCATTTGTTAAGCTCCTTTTTTTATATTTAACGCTTTGTCGATTTGAGTCTGTTTATCGATAAGCATTTTTGATAATTTAACATCTATTGAACCATCTACAATTAAGTGGTAAACCATAACCGTATTTTTCTGACCGATTCTATGACAACGGTCTTCTGCCTGGCTGACATTTCCTGGTACCCAGTCAAGCTCTGCAAATATAACCGTTGAACTGGCCGTAAGCGTGATACCGGCTCCGCAAGCCAAAATTGAACCTATAAAAACCTTTATATTTTTATTCTTTTGAAAGTCTTCGATTGCTTTCTGTCTGTCCTCAGGTTTGTCATCTCCGGACAACTTTACGGCTTCGGCGCCGAACTCATTTTTTAAAGCGCTTATTACGGCATTATGATGGGCGAAAACAACGACTTTCTCCGTATTCTCGAGTGTTTCCTTTACGAAGTCTACAATCAGCGGAATTTTAGCCACAGCGGTATTTTTACGGGCCAGCGCAAGCTCTCCTATGTCTCCGTATTCGTCAAAATCAAGGTCTTGAATTATTGTTGCATAATTCACATCGCCAAAAAGATGTAAAAACTTCTGTTCTCCTTTGATAGCTTCTCTTAATTCTTTTGTATTTGCTTCAAATATTATCGGCTGTCTGATTTTATCCGGGAGTTCAGTCAAAACATCTGCCTTCATTCTGCGGATCATAATTGAAGCTCTTAGCTTTGTCTGAAGCTCTTCAAGATTTTTAGCGCCTTTATACTCCATAAAACCATAATAATTTTTATGCAGATCGGCATACCTTTCCATGAATGTGTACCAGTCCATTTCAAAACCAAGCCGTTTTATAATTGTGTAAAGTTCATTTGGTCTATTAACTATTGGAGTCCCTGTCATATGAATATTTCTTAGAGTTTTTTTACAGATTAAACTTGTTGCTTTTCCTCGGCTTTTAGCATTGAGTTTTTTGCTTTTTGTTTTTTCGTTTTTTGTGAGATGAACCTCATCTGCTATGATTAAATCAAAGAAGGTGTTTTCAAAAGTTGCTAAAAGATTTGCCAGACGATTGTAAGAACAGATTAAAATATCTTCATTGTTATAATCTTCAGGAGTGTCAACAATCTTAATTGAAAGCGGTTTTGTAAGCCATTTTTCAAGCTCATTTTTCCAGTTATACTTAAGAGATGCCGTAGCAAGAACAAGCACTTTTTTTATTGCCGGCACGTTGTTAATTGTGCCGATTGCCTGGATTGTTTTACCGAGTCCCATTTCGTCAGCGAGAAGAACATTGTTATGATTCATACAGAATTCAATACCGGCTTTCTGAAACGGAAGATAATCAAGTCCTTGCGGACATATAAGTTTTATGTCTGAAGAGGCTTTCTTCGAAGATTCAATTCTCTTTTCAATTTCTTGTTTCTTCTTATTTATTATCTCAGCCGTTTCAATAGTTGCATGATTAATTAGTTTAAAAGCAGTAAGAACGTCTTTCGTCTCCCAGTGCTTTAAATTGTGATTCCAGGCAAAACCTGCAGCCTTTGGAATATCCTTATCTATAGGAAAACACGTAACAAAAAACTTCTCTTCGAATGCTGAATATTTAAGTTGAATCATTTGTTTATCCTAGAAAATTGAGATTCTATAAATTCAAATCCGTACCTGATAAATTTTTTATCAGATATTAGATGTTTCCCTTTTGCTCGAGAACAACATTTTGCTACAATATCGATATTCCCAAATTTCAATAAATATTTCCCATTCATTCTTATAGGAATTTTTACTTCATTATCTTCTACAAAAATAACTTTTCCTATAATGTTTTTAATTTCTTCCAATGTCGTTATAGGTTTATTGTTGGCTATTAATCTGCCACCCGCTGATAAATCTATTGGTATCATTTATTTATATCCTCCATAGTAATAATTGGCATACTGCATTTTTTTGCAATTAAATTTTCTATTGTTGATCCTTCTGATGTTTTTCTTTTTGGGATTTCCAGAACAGCATCAGCCTCTTCCATAAGTTTGAGATCATCAAACATGCAGCAACGTTCACTTCTTTTGGCCATATGAGATTCTGTTCTTATTGGCGACAACGGAATAAGTCCTGCAGCAATGATTGCTTTCTCTGCGGCTTCAAACTCTTTTTTATAATTTGGGTTATTTGTTATAGCTCCACTGATATAGATTTTGTATATAGCTTTACCGTTGATTATCATTTTATCCTCTTTAATACCTTGATTCGCTGCTAGCACAACAATGACCTTTAATGACAACTTTTTTATAATGTTCTTTGCAATATAATGTACCACAATCTGAACAATACTCTGTTGCTGGTTCATGGCATATACAACATTTTGCAGTTCCATTTTTCATTTCTTTTTCTGCCCGTTCGATTCTTTCTTTATTAAACATTATGCCCCCTAAAACTCCGCACCGATTTCGCCGTCTTCGATGAGTATTCCGCTACCTTCAGCGCCGACCTTTTCAATCCAAACCTGAGCATCATTTGCCTGAGCCATTTCACTAACCAGCTTCAAACTTGATTCGTCCAGGAAGGAACCTTGCTTCATAAGAATTACTTTTATCTTTGGATTGCTTGCTAATGCGATTGAAAGCCCTATCTTTATCTTTTCTGCATCGGAGCAACTGCTGAGAGGTTTATCATTGTATTTTATGCCGGCATTATCAAAATAAAGCCCTTCAATCGGCATCTTTGTGTTGGCGACTAAGTCGATTTTTTCTTGTTTTGCTTTTTCAATTTCTTTTGTAAGTTTTTCGGATTCAGCTTCTTTTTGTTTTTGCAGAGAGATAAGTTCATTTTTCTTATTTGCTTCTCTGATTTTTGCATTGGTTTCATTTATCTTTTCTATTTCAACAATCACTTCTTTATCGGTTTTTTTATTTTCTATAGATTTTTTAAGTTTGGACTGTTGTACATCAAGCTCCGCTATTTTTTTGATTTCTACATTTTTTAAATCTTGCGAAGATTTAATTTGTTCTTTTTTCTTTAGAATTTTTTCTTGAATTTTTATTATTTCATCTTCCAAAGATTCTATTTCAGATGCCGTCTCTTTTATAGACTCATCTTGTTCGTCAAGATTTTTGTATGCACGATTTATAGTATCTTGTAAGTCTGTGAGTTTTAGGTTCTGATCATCAATAGATTTGTTATATTCGTTTATTTCTTCAAGTTTTTTTGTTAAACTTGAAATACTAATCTCTTCTGTAGGAAGATTAGCCTCTGCGACTATCCCATCAGCCTGAACCTTATAAGAATCGGCTTCACGGTTGACATTTGTTCTCTGGTCGTATTTTGTTTTTATCGTTTCATCTATGTCAGAGGTATCAAGCCCGGTTAATTTCTTAAGGAGAGCGATTTGTTCGCTTTCTTTCATCAGCACTATTGAAGATGGATCGAAAGACAGAATATTTGTCATTCCGTCAAGCATTTTTTGAGGACTCGCATATTTGTCGCCGTTTTTAGAAGTTATTGTCAGATAAGAGGCTTTTTTCGTCCAGCGCCTTGTTATAATAATATCATCAAGATCTAATACAACTTCAGCATTTCCTTGACCGTCTCTGATAGGTTCTTCAAAGTTCTTTCCTGTCAGCGCTGCAGTGATCGCATCAAGAACGGAGCTTTTGCCCTGCGCATTGTTTCCCTTCAGTATAACTGTCCCGGATTGTTTATCCGGAACAATTTGCACTGCTTTTAACTTCTTAAAATTTTCAGCTTTTAGTTCAATTATTCTCATTGTTTAATCTCCTTTTAATTTATTTCTGTAAGCGGACAATTATCACATCTTCTTGTTTTGTATATATATTTCCCATTTTCATATTTATAAATCGCTTGTCTTTTGCCTGTTATCAGACAATAGAAAATTCTATTTTTTTTCTCTTTGCGCTTAAAAAATTTACAATCATTCGCATTGGGTGGCATTGTGAAATTGTTAATTCCTATCATTGTTTAATCTCCTTTTAAAATGGTATTTCCTCATCAGAAGTTTCTGTCTGAGGCGGTTCGTATTTCATCATTGGCTTTATCTTTTCGAAACACGCTTTTGTGGCTTCAATATCAGCCATTGCGTCGTGAGCATTTTCGATTTTAACGCCTAAAACTTTACAAATATCGCAAAGTTTTAATGTCTCTGAATAAATGAAACCCCATGCCCTGAAACAAGATGCTAAAACAAGCAAATCAAGAGCATACCAATAGAAGTAAGAACCAAGATAAACGTCTCCGTTTTTTCTTGCCCAAGAGTGCAAAAATTCAAGGTCAAATTTTACATTCTGTCCGGCAACATAAAATTTGTCATTTTTGTTGTATCTATCTACATATCTTGAGATAATCTTTATAAATTCCTTGTAGATATCTTGCGGTTTAGGAAATCCTTTCAAATCTTCAATTGTTCGTCCTTGTACAGAAAGAGCTTCTTCCGTGACAGTCTCCCAGTTAAAAGGCTGACATTTAAGGTCAAATCTTTCTTTTTCTACGCCGTCTATTTCGATAATTCCAGCAACTTGTATTATGTCGTTTAGTTCTTTGTCTAAGCCTGTTGTTTCTGTATCTAAATAAATTATTTTTGACATTCTGTTTTCTCCTGTATTAGAATTCAATTCCTTCTTCTTTTTTAATATCAGCTTCGACTTTTTCCAAAACTTCCTGTAATTTGGCATCTGGAATATCCGTACTCTTTGCATAGCCGAGTTCGTTCTTCATATAGGCACCGCAAAGATTAATATTTCCCTTGAAAAAATCTTTAATTTTTTTCTGGATTTCTTTTCTTATTTGTGCAGGATTAATATTGGTTGCCTCTTCTTTTTTTTCGGCTTTAGCTTTCGCCTGCGGTTCTTGTACTTCTGTAACTACCTCTTCGGCTTTCTCTTCAGTCACAAAAGGTTTTACTTCGCCGGTTGTCGTATCGACAACCTCTTTGCCATCGGGTAACAACATATCTTTAGAATCAATAATTGTTTCAGGTAGTAAAATCTTCGACGGGTCTACTGCTCCGAGTCTCTGAACATCAGCAAGTTTTATATCCGTATTGATTTTAAGTATGTAATGTGTTGCTCTTTTGCCGTCGTGATTTGTGTCTTGAGGAACTCTCTCTAGCGTAAGCGGTATCATATGAGTTCTTCCGGCAACGGTCTGAATCATATCCAAATTGCTGTTGAGGTTAAGAATGCTGTTAATAGATCCTGTGGTGATCTGCCATACGCCCATACCCTCTATTTGAGGTATAAAGACATTTAACGTGGCACATTCCGAACATTCTTTTTTAATATAATGTGGGCATTGCTGACCTGCACATCTAACTTTAATTCTTCCCATTTCATCTTTGCCGATCTGTGTAAGACCTTCAGCAAACTTTAAGTCTCCGCAAACTGCCGTTTCTCCGTCTCCCTTACATTTGAGTGAACTTCCGCTGCCGTACCTCTTATAGTCTTGTGGAAATACGATATTCCTGTCGCTGACCGGCAACATAATACCTATAGATTTTGGATTCTTACCGAATAAAGACTCAAATTGTTGTATGAGCTTCTTTCTTTGCTCGTCAACCGCTGTCTCTGGATCAAGAATAAAGTAATCGACTTCCTTAGGATACTCAACTCCTTTGTCAGTTTTTTTCATAATACCGAGCCTTATTTTACCGAGTCTCGGCAATCTTCTTGCATCACTTAAACCTTTAATCATATCATCCTCCGATAATTTATTTTCTTTCAGATATTTTCCGTAATTACAGAATTCTGCGACTTCACAATATTTTTGACACTTCAAGCCTTCCCAGTTTTCTTTGTCAGTGCAAATTTCATTCCAATAACCCTGCGCCATTGCTTTAAGCAGTGCATTCTTTTTCTTGTCAAAATATTCAAGAATGATTTTGTCATCTACAATAGGTATTTCGATTAAATAAACATTACGAAACACACCTCTTGACCTCGCAATGAAGGTATTTCCGTCTCGTACTATTACTTGGATTTGCAGCCTTGATATTTTTTCGCCGTATTGTTTTTCATATTCAATACGGTATTTATTAAGTTGCAGTGACCAATCTTCAATATCTGCCTTTTCAGGATTTTGAATAAGAATTTTTACAGTTTTTCTTTCACCTTTTCTTTTTCCCGTTTTGTAGACTTCATCAGTTTCTTGATCTACTGTAGTCCAGCCTAAAGCTTTTTGTACTTTATAAGATCCGGAAACTTTGTAATCCATGAGCTTTCTGATATCGAGTTCCTTTTCTATTACATCCGAAATGCCGGATATATCAGAATTAGAGAATACCTCTTCAAGTTTTGAATATTCGTCACCGTCTCCAGCCTCTTCTAACTTTGCATGACCGTTTGTCCCGTTGATCATAAAAGCCTTAGTATCAGGAGCGACAGCATACTCTTTAACAAGCTTTAAAAAAGCGTACATCGTACCGGCGATCAATTGAGTAGTTGAAGGCTTGCCAGTCCACGGACGTTCTTGAGATGCTAATTTAAGATAGCTACGGGTAGCGCAGCGGTTGTTCATGCGGCATCCGCCTTCTTTAAGGCAGTCGCATACTTCAATTTTTTGTCCATCCGGGCAAATGAACCATTTAAGAGGCAT